GCCCCGACTTCCGACTGGACGATCGACCAGGTCTGGACCGAGATCGAGGAGAAGGGTCAAGCCCGTCATCCGGCTTATGACGCCGGCAACGAGCGCCTCTCGTGTGTCTTTTGCATCTTCGGAAGTCGGGGCGACCTGGCTCGCGGAAAGGCCTCCCGCCCGGAGCTCTTCAAGAAGCTCCAGGACCTCGAGACCGACGTCCGCGGGACGATGTTCAACGGCGAGACGCTCGCCGCCAGGGTGAACGGAGTCAAGTCATGAACGCGCGCTTCGTGACCGCCTGGGTCGACGGCGCCTTCCGCGCGGCGATCATGTTCGAGGGCCGCGGTCTGGTCCGCTTCGTGATCCAGACGCCGAAGGTCGTCGTCCGCCGCCAGGCGAAGGACGACATCCGCGTCGAAGACGGGAAGGGCTCGCTCGCGAAGGCCGCCTCGAAGATGAGAGGCTCGGCGAAGCGGAACGGATCCACGAAGGAGGCCCGGCAATTACTCGCCGGCGTCGGCCGATGAACTCCGCGATCTTCAAGCCGCGGATCGTCGTCGGGACTCCGGTCACGCCGAAGTCCCTCCTCCCGTCGCTCGCCGGCTCTTCGTTCTGCGTGTCTCACGCGGATCCCCGAGATCTCGATCGCGTCATCGAGCTCGTCGGCCAGGACGAGATCCTGGTCCTCGACAACGGCGCCTTCACTCACTGGCGCCAGGGCCGCGGCCAGATCGACCGGAACGAGTTCTGGACCTGGGCGAACACGGCCCAGGACTACTCGCCCCAGGCGATCGCCGTGATCCCGGACGTCATCGAGGGCTCCGAGAAGGAGAACCTCCTCGAGGTCTCCTGGGCGATCCGCGAGGGTCTCGCCTGGTTCCCGGAGCGGACGATGGCGATCTGGCACCTAGACGAGAGCCTCGACCAGTTGGCGATCTTGTGCCAGTTGATGAACTTCGTCGGCTTCGGATCTTGCGCCGAGTTCGACGTCCAGAAGAACCGGGCCGGATACCTGGCGCGGATCCAGGAGGCGTCGGATGTCGTCGACCAGGTCGAGCGCGATCACGATCGCCGGCCGTGGATCCACTTGATGAGAGGCCTCGGCGTGTTCGCCGGCTTGACCAGGTTCGAGAGCGCCGACTCGACGAACATCGCCGTCAATCACTCCCGCTACAAGGCGGAACACGGCGACGATCGGGCGGCCTTCATGAGGCGCCGGATCCAGACCCAGGTCGACGCCGGCCTGGACGAAGCGGAGGTCGAGGTCGTGACGAGCTCGATCACGAACTTCGACGACGCGCCGACACGGCGCCCCAAATTGTGAACCAGTAGGAGGACGACCATGACCAGAGACGACAAGCTCGACATCGAGATCCAGGAGGCCGCCGACAAGGCCATCGACTCGCTCGCCCGGTATAAGTTCGTGATGTTCGGATACTGGGCCGGCGTCTGGGTCCACTTGAACCGGATCGAGGGGAAGAGGCGGCCGTCGCCGTTTCGGACCCTCGTCCACAATGCGCGGGAGATCCGCGAAAATGGAGGACGATAATGACACGGAACGACATAGACAACATCGCCGCGATCGCGGCCCGAGCCGTCAAGGTGTTCGCCCTGGGCGACGTTAAGCTCAAGCGCCTCGACGTGATGATGGACCTCGAGTTCTGTCACGAGAACGACCAGGAGCTCGACTTCGAGAAGCTCCTCGCGTTCGACGACGCGAACCTTGTCCACGACATCGGCGGGCTCGCCCGCCACTTCAACCGGGAGACCTACAAGCTCGAGGACTGTTTCGTCCCGCGTTGCGCGATCCCCGCGGGAGGTCGTTCATGAGCGGCCCGAGGAGGAGGGAGTTCATCCCGGCGATCCGCGCGATCATCGTGAAGAACTGCCCGCTCGCCGAGGAGACCGTCGAGGACGCGGTCGACCACTGGCGCGACGGCGACGCCCCGCGTCATCCGATCGACCAGGGCGTCTTCGCGATGTGCGACAAGATCGCGACCGACCTCGACAAGGCCGACGAAGGCGGTGAGACGTGAGCGCCTTGAAGCGCGCGGGGATCGACCACGACGAGGTCAAGCCCTGGAACTGGGCGACGATCGCCGGCCGGACCGATCCGGTCGAGATCGTCTCCTACCCTTGCCCGGTCGAGGACACGATCCAGGTCCGGATGATCCCCGGCGACCCGACGACGATGAAGACCGTCCCGGTGAAGGCGATCGCGGCGTTCGCGCCCGACCGCTACGACGTCGACCAGGTCCTCGAGGATCTGGCGCCGGCGGTCGTCCGCGGTCAATTCAACCAGGCGATCCGGCGGCTCCAGGGGATCTTCGACACGACCGTCGAGGATGACATCCAGGCCGCCCGGCGGCTCATCGAGCTCGTCTACCTGGTAGGCGGCGACCGGCGGAAGAAGGCCCTCGAGGTCCGCGTCGAGAGGAGGGCGTCATGAACGACGACAAGAAGCTCACGGTGTTCCTCGGCGAAGACGAGGTCGAGATCGCGACGAAGTTCGTCGTCTGTTCTCGGTGTCGTGGCTCCGGCTCTCACGTCAATCCCGCGATCGACGGGAACGGCTTGAGCCAGGAGGACTTCGACGAGGCCGGTCCCGAGTTCCGGGACGACTACATGGCCGGCGTCTACGATGTCCCCTGCTACTCGTGCAAGGGGAAGCGCGTCACGCCGGCGCCGGACTGGGAGAAGCTCACGAAGGAGGAGCGCCAGGCCTGGCGGACCCAGGAGCGCGAGCTCGCCGACATGGCGGCCGAGGAAGAAGCCGAGCGGAGGATGGGAGCATGATCGGCGGGACCGATCTCGCCGAGATCTCGAGCTGGCTCGCCCAGGGCGGGAAGGTCGACGTGACGTTCAAGGTCGCGGTCCGTGACGGGACGCGGAAGTCGACGCGGAAAGTCCAGAGCGTCGACCTCGAGCTCGGCCGGTTGAAGGTGAAGTTCCACGGCTGGGACGGGTTCGTTCTCAAGGCCTCGGAGATCGACGAGGTCGTCTACTTGTAACGCGCGCCGGGAAGGCGTAAAAAGTAAAGCCCCGCCAGGCGAAGGACCAGGCGGGGCTTTTTTTCGGTCGATGACTTTGCAGGAGAACGACCGGGCGACGCGATCATCGCACGAGCCCTACCTTCCCCGCAAGATCTCCCCGGAACCGGCGACTCACAAGTCCGCCGGCTTCGGTCTCGGCTCATAGTTGTCCGGGCCTTCTGGCCCCTCCGTCCGGACCCGAGCCTGGCCCGTTGAACATGATCTTCTGTTATAGCTTATTGCTGTAACGGAGGGGCCCGGTGTTGTCAATCCCAGGGGATGACCTGGGTGTAAGCTGTGGATAAGTTGGGGATAATTCGAGGAGGAAGACATGGCGGAAGGCGGACGAGGAAGTTGTCGAGATTGTGGGGAGCCGATCAAGTGGGGCATGAAGAACGGCGGCTGGGTCCCCGAGGATCCCGCGACGGGATCCCGACATCGGTGTCAGATCGAGCGGACGTGTGAGGGCCCAGGGTGCGGGAAGGCGTTCAAGGGCGCGAGCTGGATGAAGCTCTGCCCGGACTGTTACAAGAACCAGGGAGGAGGGCGAGAACGGCCCCAGGAGCCCGCCAGAAGCTCCAGGCCGAAGGAGCGCCTCGAGGAGGACGTAGGTGACGACCCTCCCTTCTAGTCCCGGAGGCGGCGACGGAGAGGGCCCAGACGACCCGACCCAGGGCGGCCTCTTCGACGACGCGAAGGCGCCGACCAGGCGCGACAATCCCCAGACCTCACACGACGCCGGCCGGATCCTCGAGGACTCCGGCGGCGCGACCAGACGCGAGAAGGAGGTCTTCGACGCGGTCGCCGCGGCGGGAGCTCACGGCCTCACGACCTGGGAGTTCGGCCAGCGCGAGGGGATCGAGCGCGAGGGCTACTCGGGGCGGTTCTCCGGGTTGAAGGACAAGGGCCTCATCGCGATCCGCGGCCGGCGCCAGCGCCCAGACGGGAGCGGCCGGTTCTCGGAGATCCACGTCCTCCCGAAGTACGCCGCGCCGGATCCGGATGAGCCGAAGCCGAACTCGCCCGAGGATCTCGGCCAGTCGAAGCCGAAGGGGAAGGTGTACGGGAAGCCGGCGCCGGAGCCCGATCCGATGCCGGTGAACCTATGCTCGAGCGCGATCTCCTGGGACGACGCGCGGAAGTTCATCGCGTGGATCCACGACCAGGACCTCCCGACTCACGCGCGGATCACGCTCGGCGGGATCGTCGTGAACCTCTCGGGCCTGGGCCTTCCCGACCTCCGCTGGCTCTGCGGGGCGATCCGCCAGGCCGGCCGAGCTCCGTCGCCCGAGCTCATGCGGCGGGCGGTGATGACCCACGACGTCTCGGTCCTCCGCGAGGAAGACGACGTCGAGGACTAGGAGATCGGGACGCCGGCGTCCGCGTAGGTGTCCGACGAGTTCTCGTCGTTCCGGTAGTCCCTGGCCGCCTTCCTGGTCGGGACATCTCCCGCCAGGTTCAAGCGCGACCGAAGGGCCGCCAGGAGCTCGACGTTCGTGACGCCCGAGACCGAGACCGTGATCCCGTCGTTGATCGTCAAGCCCGTCCCAGGAGTCGGCGCTCCGTTCTTCTGGCGGATGACGGTCGTCGGCGACGCCGGCGGCGTGACGACGGTGTAGACGCCCCGCTCGACGAGCTTCGCGTTCGTGACGACGCCGGCCGCGACTTCCGAGACCATGCCGACCGCGGGGACCGAGAAGGTCCCGCCGGTGATCGAGAACTGGTCGTTCACGAAGTAGCCGGAGCCGCCGGCGGCGATCGCCTCGCCGACCAGGCGGAGCGGGCTCGCGTTCGCCCTGGTCGCCTCGCGGGTGAGGAAGTTGTCGAAGCCGGCGTGGCGTGAGCGGAAGCTCGGGTCGGTCGTGACGAGACGACGCCGGTGTCGGATCCGCCGGGCGTGGATGTTGACGGTCTTCTGGAGCTGTAGATTCTGGGACATGGGTGTCTCCTGTTAGGTCGGGAGGGCGGCGTTGTTGATGACGAACCACTCGTCGGCGCCCGTCTTCCGGATCCTCGCACGAGCGCCGGCCGCGATGCCAGCCGAGACGAGGTTCTGGGAGCCGGCCCGCCAGGTCACGGCGGCGTCGTCGGTGACGGTCACGGCCGAGCCGTTGACCTCGAGGAACTCGAGCTCGTCGCCGATCGGGATCGGGACGGTCGCCTCGTCGGGGATGTTGAGCGTGAGGGCCGCGTTGTCGAGGATGACGGTCCCGTTCCGGTTCCTCATCGTCGGCTCGAAGCTCGCGCCGGTCTCGACCTGGATCGTCGGCGTCCTCGCGTCGGGGAAGAGGATCCAGACGTCGCTCGCGATGTGCCAGAGCTTGAAGTGTTCGTTGAGCTCGAAGGTCGGGCGCCCGCCAGCCGGCGCGGCGGTCTCGTCGTAGCCGGCGAAGCGGATCGTGACGCCGGTGTTCCCGCGGACCTCGAGGAAGCCGGTCCCCAGGTAGAGGACCTCGTAGATCACGCCGAGCGGGAGCGGGACGCTCGCGAAGGTCGCGATCGTGAGGACGACGGGCGTCGAGGCGTCGTCGAGGGTGAGCATCCGGCCCGAGTCCTCGAGGACGGTCGTGTGGGTCGCCCCGAGCTCGAGCTTCTCGAACTTCCGGTCGAGGGCGCCAGGCGTCCAGACGCCATTGATCCGGATCCAGGGGCGGTCGAGCGTCCGGTCGTAGACCTGGAAGCCGTCGCGCGGCTGGATGTAGAACCAGGGCGAGCCGTCGGTCTGGCCGGGGACGTTCGTGAAGACCGCGAGGGCGTCGGCGATCCCGCCGGTGTCCGAGGTCCAGTTCGTCCCGGTCGGCGCCCCTGGGCCGAGGAGGTAGGTGTCGCCGACGGCGGGGCCGGCTGGCTCCGCGGTCCGCTGGTCGATGACGAAGGCCTGGGCGCTCGAGTCGAGGATGACCATCGAGGAGTCGAACCCGTTCTTCCAGTCGTTCGTCCCGAGGGTGTACTCGAAATTGACGCCGATGTTCGGGAGGGCGGTCTGGGGCATGGTTGACTCCTACGGACTCACGTCGCGGAACTCTACACGAAGACCGAGGCCGACGTCCGCGAAGACCTCGAAGGCGGCGTTCCCGGTCGTTCGGATGATCGTCGCGCCGAGCGAGAGGCGGGTGATCTCGTCGAAGCGGTTGATGACGTCGAAGCGCGCGTCGAGGTCGACCTGGTCGAGGAGCCGGATCCAGGCGGCGCGGTAGTTGTTCGTCTCGGAGATCGTCGTCTCCGAGAAGACCGTCCCGTCGAGCGTGTAGGAAAGGATGACGCCGACGTCGGCGCCGCCGTTGAAGACGCCGACCGAGTTGACCTGGGCGAGGCCGCCAGGGAGCCCGGCGACCGGCGGCGAGCCCTCCTGGACGATGAACTTGAGGAGGCCGGGGATCCCGAAGCCTGGGCCGGATCCGCCGGCGTCGAACGCGATCCCGCCCGAGCCCGAGTTGAAGACCTTCGTGATCCGGATCGCGAAGTTGTCGCGGACCTCGAGGGCGATCGAGGAGCGCGCCATCGGGAAGTCGAAGCCGGGGATGAGAACGAGGGGCCCCTGGACGTTCTCCAGGAAGTCGGCGGCCGAGCTCGTCCGGATGAGGTCGTAGAACTCCTGGTGGAACTGGGTCCGGTCGTCGGAGGTTCCCGGCTGGTCGACGGAGAAGCTCCCGGAGAATCCCGTCACGCCGAGTTCTTGTTCTTGCTCGAAGGTCAAGGCGGAGCCGCCGAACTGGAGCCGGTTCTGGGCCGTCGGCGAGGTCTGGAGGAAGGCGGGCTCGTTCGTCTCGCTCAAGACGTCCGGGACCAGGAGGCCCGAGGTCCCAGGCGCGACGCTGTCCGAGCGGAACCAGTCGATATACACGCGCTGGCGAACGGCGGCTCGCGGCGGCGCCGCTTCCTGGCGGAAGCCGATCTGGAGCATGAAGTTCAAGGGGACGGTCGAGCTCTTCGGTTGCTGGCGGAGGGTGACATCGCCGAAGCGCGTCGTGATGATGACCTGGGCGCCCTCTCGCGTGATTGTGAACGGCCGGTCGACGAGGTTCGTCTCGATGGCCGCCCGGACGCCTTCCGCGTAGTCGATGAGCGACGTCGGCGTCGGCGAGATCGCGGCGAGGAAGAGGTTGAAGTTGATCGTCTCCTGGGTGAGGGCGTCGAAGAACGTGAAGAGGAGGCGCCGGTCGTCGAGCGCGGCGAACGTGCCGAGGAAGTCGATCGTCCAGGCGCGGTCGTCGCCGGATCCTGGGACCGGGTCGGGGACGAACGGCGGGGCCCCTTGCGGGAGGACGACGCCGTTGTTCGGGAGGTTGAGATCGCCGCCGAAGTCGCCGCCGAAGTTGAGCCCGAAGCCGAAGACCTCGAACTCGCGCGTCGTGGCGACCTGGCCCTCGTTGCCGGCGGTCGTCCGGTTCGAGATCTCGATCGTGAAGTCGAGCTCGTCGGGGATCCCTGGCGAGGTCTGCGGGATGAAGTCGGTGACGATGAACTGGTCCGAGAAGATGTTCGCCCGGTCGACGACGGTCGCCGACGTGTCGACGCGGCGGACGATGACGTGGGCGCCGGTGTCGCCGGGTTGCTGGATGTCCGGGTCGTCTTGCTTCGTGTCGAAGGACTGGTTGATCCGGTTCCGCGTGTTCCAGATCATGTCGAGCGTCCCGACCGCGCGGGTCCAGCCGTCGAGGTCGTGGAAGCGGAAGGTGTTGACGAACGGGTCGCCCGGCGGGATCGGGTTCCGGATCCGCTGGACGACGGTCGTCGAGAGCGTCGCCGCGTCGCCTTCGTCGAGGCGGTTCCGGATCGTCTGCGGGAGGATCTTCACGTCGATCGCGCCAGGCGGACTCGGGAGCGCGCCGTCGCGCTGGAGGAGGCCGACGCCGAGGCCGATGAACCAGACGACCGCGTCGTCGGCGTGATCCGCCGGGACCGTGTCGAAGGTGCCGGCGTGACAATCCCCGAGCGTGATGACGCCGCCGCCGATGTCGGCCGCGGTCTCGAAGTAGAAGAGCTCCTCGTCGATGAGGAACACGTTCGCCGGGTCGTTCGAGTCGACCGTCGTCGAGGAGACGGCGATGAGCTCGGCGATGAGGACGTCGTTGAGCCCGTCGATGTCGATGTCCTGGGTGAACGGCGTGACGTCGCCCTTGTCGCGGGAGATCGCCGCGGTGATGAGCGCCGTCGGCGTGAAGTCGTTCTCGGTCCCCTCCAGGCCGAACGGCGTCCCGACTCGATCCGAGAGGACGTCGAAGGAGATCGTGAGACCGCCGTCGCGCGAGCATAGGACGCCCAGGTGTCGCTCGTTGTCGAGCGAGAGCTGGAAGGGGACCTCCCAGAGCCGCTCGCGGAGCGACGGCAAGGCCTCGGAGGAGACCGGGATCCAGCCGGTGTCGGTCGGGTCGGAGTAGGAGCCGGCGTTAAACGAGAAGACGTCCTGGGCGGCGTCGATCGTCATCTCGTTCTCGAGGATCTTCCCGCGGTTCACGTTCGTCACGCGGATCGGGAGGCGGGTGATCCCGAAGCGGGCCCAGGAGAACTCGAGGACGTCGCCAGGCTCGACCGCGAACTGGGAGCGGTCCGTCACGAGCTTCACGGTGACGATCGGCGTCGAGAGGGAGCGGATCTCGCGCCAGGCGATCGAGTTCGCGAGCGTCGGGTTCTTCACGCCAGGCGCGCGGATCTTGCCCGCGTTGATCGCCTGGACGATGTCCTGGTTCGCCATGTCTTGAGCGAGCGCGAAGCTCGTCGTGTAGTTCTTCCGCCGGTCGGTGAACTCGACCTGGACCTGGTTCTGGGTCTCCGCCCAGGTCGGGCGCTGGTAGCGCGTGACCGACTTGACGTTCGTCTCGTCCAGGAGGGGAAGGGTCCCTGGGACGTAGTCGAAGCGGACGAGCGTGAACGAGAAGAGGCCGGTGACGGCGTTGAGCGTGAGGATCCCGTCGACTTGTTGCTCGATGAGCTTGACGAGCTCGAGGACGTCCTGGGTCCGGTCCCAGACCCAGGCGAAGCCGTTCCCCTCGGTCGCCAGCGTCGCCGCCTGGGCGCGGAAGTTGACCAGGTCGACGTCGGAGGCGCCTCGAGCCAGGCCCCATTCGGTGTTCGTGAGCGCCTCGAAGACGACGTTCATCGGGTTCGCGCCGAGGTCGATCTCCTCGTCGCCTGGCTGGAGCGTCGCCAGGTCCAGGCCGTCGGGGATCCTCTCGACCTCGAAGGCGAAGGCGCGGAGCTGGGGCGCGAGCCCGATCTCGCCCCGCTCCCAGGTTACATAACACGTCCCGCGGTAGGCCGGCTGGGGTTGCTGGAACGGCGAGAGGTAGGTCGAGATCGCCTGGGTCTCGGTCCCTGGGAAGATCCGCCCGCCGCCGACCAGGCCGCCGCCGCCGCCGCTCTCCTCGCCGCCGTAGAACTCCGGCTCGTCGATGTTGTAGATCGCGCCGACGTCGGTCGGGGCCAGGTTCGCGTCGGCGCTGGGCGCGTCCTCGCCCCAGGCGAACGAGTCGTCGTTCCGGATGTTGATGAGGAGGTCGACCGGGCCCCGGCAGAGCGCCATCTGGAGCCCGATGAAATAGCGGAAGCCGGTCGTGACGGTCTCCTTCGAGAAGAGCCCCGTCTTGATCCTCTCGGTGATCGGCTCGGCGATTAGATCCCCATACCAGACGACATTCGGCCCGGCCATCCGGACGCGGCCCCAGATAAGCGGGACGGCGCGGCCCTCGGTCGCGGTCGGGACCTGGAAGTCGCCCAGGCCGGCCGGCTTCGCGTCCTCGATGTTCGGCTTCGGCCGGAGGAGCTCCGTGATGAGGAACGTGACGACGTTGATGAGGAGGAGGAGCCAGAAGGGCATGATCTACGAGCCGCCGCGGAGCCGGGTCCCGAAGGGGTTCTTCCTGGGGACGAACGGGAAGCCGCCGTAGTCGAGGGCGGCGTCGAACTTCACGTCGCACGTCGTCAAGTCGTGGGCGCATCCGGCGAAGACGTCGATGTCCGAGCCGATGACGGTCTCGGCGAACGGGAGGAGGAGCGTCATGACGTCGCCCGCCTGGATGAGGATCATCCGCGCGTCGTCCAGGGTCCCGGCGGGGAACCGACAAAAGCCGCCGACGAAGTTGTCCGACGGCCCGACGCCGCCGGCGCCGTTGACCGTGATGTCGTTCCCGTCGACCGCCGAGACGAGCCCGGTGAACTTGAAGGCGCCGATGTTCACCTTGCAGCGTTCATCGTAGAGGATGTGATTACAGAGCCCGAGGTAGGTGAAGCGCGGCGCCCCTCGGTTGAAGATCTTCGTGTTCGGGTTACACAAGATCGTCGCCTCGAGCTCGCCGTCGAAGGAGACGTTCGCGATGAAGCCGTCGAAGAGGACGATCGCCTCCTCGGCCGCGTCGGTTGCTTGAGCTCGGAGGATCTGGACCGAGCCGACCTGGCCGGGGAGGTTCGTGATGAACTTCGAGGGGACCGGGTTGTCGAGCGGGAGCTTGATCGTGACCTGGCCGGCGGTGTCCTCGACGGCGGCCTCGGTGTCCGACCTCGAGAGCCGCTCGGACGTGTAGGCGAAGCCCTGCCAGGTGATGTCCCGCTGGAACGACGTGAAGCGGAAGATCTCGAGGCCGAAAACGAACGTGTAGAGCTCGAGGACCTGGCCGGACTCTCGACTGGTTTCCAGGGCGGCGAACGTCATGACGGGACTCCGGTGAGGTTGAAGTCGATCCTAGACTCTCCGGGCCGTGTATGCGAGAAGCTCGGCGCGTCGTTCGAGATCCGGTTGAGCGTGAGGAACTCGATCCGATCGAGGTCGACGAGCGGGAGCGCCGGCGTGATGCCGGGCGTGATCGTGATCCGCTCGACCGTGTCGGAGACGACGGAGGAGCCCGTGATCTCGTGCTGGGAGGTCGTCCCGTCCTTGCGGATGACCTGGAGGTCCGAGCGCGGCGTGACCTCCTGGACGAACTGGGTGAACCCGAAGGCCTGGACGTCGAGCTGGGTCTGGGTGTCGGCGATGTCGGCGATCGACTTGAAATCGTCGCGCCCGGTTCCGACGTAGAAGGCGAGCTGGCTCCCGCGGAGGAAGTGGAGGAGCTGGCGGAAGTCCCAGGTGTCCTCGAAGCTCTTCCCCTCGAAGCCGTAGTTGAACGACGGCTTCCCCTTCGTCCACGGGGAGAACTGGAGCGGCGGGCCGGTCTCCGGGTCGAGGCGCGTGACCTTCCGGCGGATCCCCTCCTTCACGGTCCGGCCCTTCATGAAGTTCAAGCGGTCGATGAGCGGCTTCGCGACCGTCTGGCCGGCGCCCTGGTAGGTCGCGAAGGCCGAGGCGTCGGCGAGGTCGACGTTGTCGAGCGTCGTGAACTCGAGCGAGAAGTCCGTCGGGCCGATCGCGAAGCGCGAGTCGGAGAGCTGGGGCCGCGTGAGCGCGGTCCGGACCGGGAGGACGATCGTCGAGACCGCGTCGAAGGCCTTCGAGACGGGGACCTGGAGCTCGAGGAAGGTCGGGTCGACGGTGACGATCTCGAGGGTCTCGGTCCGGAAGTTGTTGTCGTAGATCATCGCCAGGCCGCCGACGCGGAAGTCGGCGTTCGACGTGTCGACGAAGACCGTCGTGTTCCCGATCGCGAGCGGCTGGTCGAGCGCCTTCGACTCGTGCCAGACCGGGACGCCGAAGACGCGGCTCTGCCAGTCGTAGAGGATCGCGTTGATCGAGTCGCGGGTCCGATCGTCGTCGGTCCGGATCGTGAACTTGAAGAGCTGGCGCGGGTTCTCGCGGACGTTGATCCGTTGCTCGCTCCCGTCGTTGAGCTCGATGATGTCCGTCTTGAACTGGAGGGTCTCCTTGATCGGCGACTGGGGCCGATACTGGAAGAGCGTGATCCGGGTCCCGGTGATCGGGACGATGAGGAAGTCGATCGCGGTGTCGATGTCGAAGTCGAGCGTCCCGAAGATGCTCGGCGGGCCGGCCGTCGAGACCTGGACGTCGAGGACGAAGCTCTCGAGGGCGACGAGGTCGGTCGGGAGGCTCGGGAGGTTCGTCGCCACGACGCCGGCGCCGGCGTTGTTGACGAAGGCCTCCCAGGTTCGCGCCTCGGTCCGGAACGAGTTGAAGAGCTCGAGCGTCCGGATCTGGGTCGTCAAGACGTTCCCGAGATCCAGGCGGCCGGGGAAGACGTGCCACTTCTCGAACCACTCGCTCGGCTGGTCCTGGTCGACGTGGCCGGCGAGGTCCTTGAACGGTCCGAGCGAGGGCGTGACGAGCTGGGTGATCCCGGCGACGACCGAGCCGTCCTCGATCTCGGCCACGGCGTCCGGGTCGAACGGGTCGACGCCGAAGCCGGTGATGAAGGTCCGGACCCGCTCGAAGGGAGCGTAGAGGCTCGGGACGACGGCCGGGTCCGAGTGATCGAGCGGCGAGGGCGGGAACGCCTGGGCGGCGAGGCCGCTCGGCTTCGGTTGCCCGACGTCCGGATCGGGGAAGGGCCCGGCCAGGGGCCCGCGCTGGACGTTGCCGGCGAAGTCGGTCATCGAGGGGCGCCTCTAGGCGTTCTCTCGCCGGTAGGCGATCCCGGCGTTCCAGGACTCCTCGGTGTTGTTGCTCAAGAATTGCTTCCGGACCCACGGGAAGAAGTACCAGTCCTCGCCGGCGATCGCGATGACCTGGCCGGGCTCGATGTTCGCGATGTTGCACATCCGGACGTCGGCCTGGTAGCCGACCCGGCTCGCCAGGTCCGGCGCCGGCCCGGTGTCGTTGAGCTCGAACGGGATCGGGAAGAGCGGCTTGTAGGCGCTCGCGAGCGAGATCTCGAAGCCGCCGAAGGAGGAGAACTCGCGCGAGCTCCGCCAGCCGCCGGCGCCCCGCCAGCGCGGGTTCCCGGCGGTGTCGTTGCCGGGGGTGCTGTTTTGCATATTCGCCCAGAGCGTCGTCGGGTCCGGCTCGCCCGGATACCCGTCGACGCGCATCGTCG